CTGCATCTTTGTCATCATCATTTACAGTAGTAGGCCAAACAATATCATCTACATTGGCTTCTCCGTTTGAAATAACATCTATTATGTCATTCCACTCTGTAATGTTTTTTGTTTGTATTGCTGTATCGCTTTGAAGCACTGTGTTAGTTTCGCCCTTGGCAAAATTTAAGGCTCCTATTGTTTGTGTAATTTGATCTGACAATACATATGCACTGTTAGGTCTGCGATAACTTAATGCCGCTTGTCGACCAAAATAGTTTGTACCTAGTGCAATGTCTGTGGCTATACCTTTTATAATAAATTGTAAATCTCTACGACACTTTGTTTCATTGTAACTAAAAAGGTATGTTGAATTTACATACTCTATGGTTTGATCTTGTATAAATCCTTTATTGGATTCTAGTAACGCTACTGCATTTGGGTTGGTAGTTGAAGTATCAGCTTCTACTGAACTTGCTTGATATCTTACACCGTCACTATAAAATGCTGTAGGCATATTTGGTTTACGCCAAAAGCCACTAGCAACCATAGATAGGTTATCACCTGCTATGCTGTCTACATTAAATTGTTGGTTACCACAGAAGCCATCTGCAAACATACCGCCATGGAAGCCTACTTCGTAAGGCTCAGTTTCAAAACTACTTTTTGCAAAACAAACACCTGTATGCGGATAAGGTGACTTAGTTAATATTTGTCCTTCTGGGTCTAAAACAAAACAAAAACTGTTGTGTAAGTCTGTACCAAAATCGTGGAACCAGTTTGTATCGTTACACAAGAATATATCAATGTCTGTGTTGTCCTTAGGTGTACTGTACATATCACGTGGATCAGTTAGATAGTGATATCCAAAATATCCATTAGGAAACTCTGCTGTCTCTCGCCAGAAGCGTGTTCTTGCCCAAGGTGATGTACTTACTTGTCCTGCTAGTGGACGTACTGTTGTTCTACGTTGGCCGCTACCAAATATACTTGTGTTCGCAGGTACTCTAATAGGAAGGTGTTCTTCGTAAATACCACTTGCTACATGAACTAGAACTTGTACTTTTAGATAAGGTTGTTGTTCGTTTACAAAAGGTTCTGTTTGTTGATTTGCATTTACAATATCTTCTGCTTCACGCATTGCAACATTGAGTGTTCTAAATGCTGTACCCCAACTACGTCCTCTTTGTCTACCATGCTTACGTCCGTCAGTACCATCTAAACTTACATATAATTCTCTTACTTCAGTTGTAATTTTTGTAGTGTTTACAAACTTCCAATCAATGCCGTCACTTACTTCAATTACTTGGTCCTTTTTATTCCATCGCATTGCTCCTGCAAGTGCTGGATTAGGATCAGGACGATTGTTATAATCTCCTGCTGGTAGTCTTAATGATTTTGATTTATTATTTTCGTCAGTAACAATAGCAAGTGTGTCGCCTACTTTTATGTTACCTTCTTGATCAACTTGAAGTGCATCTGAAAATACACTTAGGCCGCCGTAAGTTTCGCCATCACCTACAAATACTTGCTTAAGATCTGTATCATAAATGATCTCGCCTTTAAGAGGAACAAATGCTTTACGCTCTGCTGTAGTACCTCTTCTTAATAGTAAACTTCCTAGTTCAGCCATTTGTATCCTCAATTATATTAGGACCATTAGGCCCATTGTCTGGGTTAGGACTATATGATGATGTGCCTGGTGCTGGAAGATGTCCGCCGTCATAATACTTAGGAGGCTTCACAGTAAATGTTCCTCCTTCAATATTACTAAAAGTGCCCGTTTGGCTGTACAGTAATTTCCCTCCATCTACTGCTGGAGTATTCCATAAATTACCACTGTCAAACGGAGCACCTTTAAATATTGTCATCATATAACCTTCTATATGATGTATTTATTTGATTAGTTAAGTGCTAGTCCAGTAGTGCTTTCAATGTATTTAGATGCCATAGACTTTTCTGTCTTAGCAATACAAATAATACTACTGTTGTTAAGTTTGAATTTTGAATCCTGAACTGTAAACATATATGGAGCCAAGCCCATTCCTTTTTCAGTTGCAGTTAACATTAGGGGTTTGTGGACAACAGTTTTTGTATCTGTTTCTTCTTCTATGCGAGCAATCATTTCCTCACCTGAAGCCAACTTGATACTAACTGTGTCACCCATTTTATATACCATATCGATTAACATTATATTGTATGTCCTGTGCCTGTGTAATTAGTATTCTCAATGTAGTCAACCATTTGTTCATAGCCTCCTACTTTATTTCCTCCAACAATAATTTGCGGGAAGGTTCTTGCTGTAGGAAATACTTCAAATACTTCTTCTCTATCAAAGTCTTTGCCTAGTTCTTTGTAAACATAGTTGTATTGTCTTGATTCACACAATGCTTTTGCTTTTGTGCAACTTGGACAAGCAGGTTTACCCCATATCTCTATCATAAACTAAATCCTTTTAGTGCATCTTTTGATACATCTTGTTTAATACCGCCAATGATATATGACTCAACTTCTGTCTCCTGAGGAGCAACTTGTAGCCCTGAGCTACTTAACCAATGTTGTGTCCACGGCAGTGGGTTAGTGTTTACTGGTTGATCGAATATTGCGTTCATACCCAGCGCCTTGAGTCTACGGTTTGCAATGTACTCAACATACTGATGTAAGAGTGCATCGTTAAGTCCAATAATAGAACCATCTTTGAATAGGTACTCTGCCCATTCCTTTTCTTCTGCAACACATTCACGCCATAAGTCGTATACTTCTTCTTGACATTCCTTTGCAATCTTAGCCATTTCTGGATCGTCTTTGCCTTGTGCCCACAACTTTAAAATGTGTGTGCTTAGTGCCAAGTGTTGTGCTTCGTCGCGAGCAATTAATGAAATAATCTTTGCAGACCCTTCCATAAGTTTTAGTTCGCCAAACGCAAATGTACATGCAAATGAAACATAAAAACGTAGACCTTCTAGTATGTTTACAGTTTGCATTGCAAGATATAATTTCTTCTTCACTTCATACATGCTACCTTTTTTACGATGTGTAAATGCATCGGCAGCTTCTGTGAAGGCATCGTAATGTTTTGTGACACTTTGTGCTCTAGCGATAATTTTTTCATCATCTAGAATAGTGTCAAATACTTCTGATGGGTCAGCGTATACATTTTTCATAATGTGTGTATAGCTACGTGAATGAATTGTTTCAAAGAAATCCCAAGTAACAATACATCCTTCTAGTTCAGGTAATGAAACATGCGGCAAAAATGCTAGGCATGGACCACGTCCTTGGACACTATCAAGAAGTGTTTGATATTTTAAATTAGCAGTAAAAATATGTTTTTGTTCTGGACGGAAGTTTGCATAGTCTGCTCTATCTTTTTGTAGACTTACTTCTTCTGGACGCCAAAAGTAACCAAGCATTGTTTGATTAAGTTTATCAAACACTGGAAATTTGAAAACATCATATCTCTGTGTATTTTGATCTGCTCCGAAGAACATATTCTGTTTGGTGAAATCCACCTTGTCTTTATTAAAAACTGTCTTTGCCATGTCTTTTCCTTTTTTACTACTATAACTTCTTTATGTGCAAATGTCAATACTAAATTGCACATGCCTCACAATATTCTTCATACTCTTCGTCCGAACCATTAAACTCTCCTCGGTCTACAGGTGACTCCTTTACGTTGTCGTGCCATCCCAAAGAATGTGCCGGCTCATCTTCTACTGTTCCGTCTGACTTATAATCGTATGTGTTTTGATAATAACTTGTTTTCCAACCATACTTGTATGTGTTTAACAAGTCGCCTATCATTACACTCATTGGCACTTCATTGTTTTCAAAGTGCGTAGGATTATAACTCCAGTTACCACTAATTGCTTGATCGAAAAACTTCTGCATAGTAGCAACTACATTAATATAACCTTCATTGCTTGGCATATCCCATAACAATGTGTAATATTGTTTTAGTGACTGATACTGTGGAACAATCTGCTTAAGAGGCCCTTTTTTGCTTTTCTTAACGGACAAGTAGCCTCTAGGAGGTTCGATTCCATTGGTAGCGTTCGACACAACGGAACTGCTCTCCGAAGGCATTTGTGCGGACAATGTGCTGTGCCGTAAACCGTGTTCCTTAATGTCCTTGCGTAAAGAAGCCCAATCATGATTCAATTTTACCTTAACAATATCATCGACATCCTTCTTGTAAGTGTCAATAGGAAGAACGCCGTCGGAGTATTTAGTACGATCAAAGTACTCACATGCTCCACGTTCTTGCGCTAATTTGTTGCTGGCTTTTAGCAAGTAATACTGAAATGATTCTGAAAGGTTATGTACTAATTTCCATGCTTCCTTATCACTGTATTTTACTTTGTTCTTTGCAAGATAGTGTGCAAGTCCAATATAACCTACTCCTAATGAACGTCTTGCCTTTGTACTAATCTCAGCCGCCTTAATAGGATAGCGTTGATAGTCAATAATTTCTTCTAATGCTCTTACTGCTAAGTCACATAGGTCTTCTAAATCCGAAAGGTCTTTTAGTGTGCCTACGTTTATTGCGCTAAGAATACACAATGCTATTTCACCTTGTTCATCGTCAATATGCTCTAAAGGCTTTGTAGGTAATGTAATCTCTTGACACAAGTTACTCATGTAAACTGTATCTTTGAATGAGCTGTGTGTATTACAGTGATCAACATTCATAATATAAATGCGTCCTGTTTCTGCACGTTCTTTGATCAATGCACTAAACAACTCCATTGCTGGAATAGACTTTTTCTTTACGCTTGTAGCACGTTCATACTTTTCGTATAACTTGTTAAATTCATCTGGGTCACCAAAGTATGCTTCATACAATCCTGGTACATCATGTGGCGAGAAAAGAGTTATATCTTGGCCGGATAATAACCTTTCATACATTGTTTTGTTAAGTTGAATTGAATAGTCTAGTTTACGTACACGATTGTCGTCTGTACCTTTGTTGTTTTTTAACACAAGAATGTCTTCAATCTCTTGATGCCAAAACGGGAAGTGTGTAGTAGCACTGCCACCACGTACACCATTTTGCGTACAACATCTTACTGTTGCTTCAAACTTTTTTAGGAATGGGATGATTCCTGTGTGTGCGACTTCGCCTCCTCGAATTTTGCTATTAACTCCTCTGATGCGCCCTGCGTTAATGCCGATGCCAGCTCTCTGCGCTGTGTAACGTCCAATAGACATATCACTGGCAAAAATGGAATCAAGCGTGTCATTCGAATCAACGAGGACACACGAGGCAAACTGTCTGACCGGTGTACGCACCCCCGCCATGACTGGGGTTGGAATGTTGATTTTGAACAACGATGTTGCATCATAATATCTCCTTACATAATACATTCTATCCTCTTTAGGATAGTTCGCAAACAATGTTGCCGCAATCATCATGTACATGTATTGAGGTGTTTCAAATAATTCTTCGCTTGAACGATCCTGACAAAGGTACTTGTCAACAACCTGACGCAGACCTGCGTAGGTAAAGTTCTCATCACGCTTGTGTCTAATGTAACTATCTAGTGTAGCAATTTCCTCATCGCTATAACTATCTAATATTGCACTGTCATACACACCACGTTCGATGTTTAATTTTATAATTTCTTTAAGAGGTATACTTTTGTATTCGCCAAACACTTGTTTGTATGTTGCATATGATAACAGTCTTGCCGCGGCATATTGATAGTTTGGTGCGTCTAATGAAATAAGATCATTTGCAGAACGTATCAAAATATCTTGTATTTCATGTGTTGCCATTCCGTCATAGAATTGTATATTAGCATTCATTTCAATTTGCGAGCTACTTACTCCTGCAAGTCCTTCACAGGCGTGCATTACTACCTTGTGTATCTTGTCAATGTTTAAATGTTCTGACTTTCCGTCCCGCTTTATGATGTTAATATGATTTCCGTTTGACATTATTACCTCTTTCTCTGTGTTTAATTCAATATTTAGTTAAGTTTTTCCATGTGATATTGTTTCTCGAGTTCAAAAGTTTTTGGCAGTTGTTGTGTCGAGATTGCGTGTTCATAATACCATCCTAATACTTTGTTTTCAATGTGTAGAAGATAGACAGTACGTGATTCTTCTCTGTCTATACCTATATGTATCTCACAATCAGTGGCCGAAAAGCGTTCGGTTAACTGTAAAGAATAACACATTCCTAATACACAACAGAAGTCGCAATAAAGATTCTCTTTTAAAAGTTCCCAAGGATCAGGCCATGTGCTACGATCGTAAGGATCAGCATGTATAGAAGTCCTTGGAGCCTTATTATAAAAGTCAATCACATCCTGAAAAGGATCAGGTGACACTTCTAAAGTCTCCCGAAAAGACTTCCAGGCCTTTAACCTATCTTCAAATTTTAATGCGAACATTCAACTATATTAAACTCTTTCTGTTAAGCACCCTGTACTCAAATTGAGTTTGATCACCGGATGGCATACTACTTGTACAGTATACATTAATTGTATCATTTGTCAAGTCCGAATTTTCATTTGTATGCGTTACTGACCATTTTAATTTTACCGAATAGTCTGGTGACGTTGATCCTCTATAGTTGAAATCGTCTGATATAGAAACTCCGTTAGTTCCTTGTTGAATTGTTAGTTTACCAGTCCAAGTTGCATCGTTTGATGCACTTACAGCAAGATATTCAATTTCAAAGCTCTGCTTTGCATCTCCTGGTAATCTGAATAATTTGTTTAGTCCTGTACCAATTGTTGTTTTGTGCGTATTACCTTGTTCGTAATTGATCGCACCTTCTACTTCTGGAACATAGACTGTTGTGTTTATGTTTGCTTGGTTGTATGATAAAGCTTCTGTTCTTGTAAACTTGTCATTAGTTGAATGGTTATCGTTGACTGAATACTTAATAATACCGTACTGTGGTTGAGCTTCTGTTCCTCCAGCATTACCTACGCTATCAAAATAGTTGTTAGTGCTTTGGTTCTCAACACCTTCTTCAACCCAAATTCCGTTTACATCGATTGCGTTAAAATAACTGTTAGTTATAGTGTTCGCTCTTGGCCCTGTTTGTGTTCCACTACCTGCGGCTGCGTTTAGTATTGTATCTTTTCCAAATACTACGCCATAGCCTAATTCTTTAAATGTACATCTTTCCCAATAGTTGTTATTAATATCCCAATTACTAATAACTCCGTAACTGAATCCTTCAAACATACAATTAATAAAACTGTTGTAACTACTTTCAACACTTCCACTTAGACTGTTTAGTTCTAAAGCAATATCGTCTGAAGCGTCTGATTGTATGCTATCTCCTGATTCCCATGGACCTTTACATTTAACTTCTTGGAACACACTGTTTGTGCAACTTTGTAATACCAATGCTTTATTGATAACTGTACTTTCTAATGTCATTCCTTTGATTGTAATATTCCTTGCTTGATTCAATGTTGTGCTTGTACTGTCGTTAGCAGGAGTACCTGGTGTGCTACTGTCATTGATAGTTTGGAATATTGGTTTGTTTAGTGTAGATGTTTTGATAATAGTTTTATCTATGCCAGCACCTATTAATGTAGCATTAGGTGGAATGTAAATTGTATCACTTATTGTATACACACCTGCTTCAAAGTGTAGTGCTACTCTACTTAATTCAGTACCTTTAGTTGCACTGTTTAAATAAAGTTGGTCTAATGCTTGCTGTAATTCTGCTGTAACATCTTCACTAGCAATTCCATTTGCGTTAAAACTTTTAACACTAACTATATCATCTAATCTATCTTGTAAACTTCTTTGTACAGGATTACTGGCTGATGTACCTGTAACTACATAAGCATCGTTTGACTTGTAAGAGTAAGTATCTGCTAATGTAAAAATATTGTCGTATTCAGTTAATACTTTTGTGTTACCAACTTGAGGAGCACCTTCAGTAACACTTCCGTTACCAATGTATAATTCCCTAGTATCTACTGCAAATCCAAGCTCACCACCTGCTAATTGCGGTATGCCTGAACCTTGATTTTTTTGTCCTCTACGAACTTGTATTCTTGATATTTGAACTACAGCCACGTGTTTCTCCTACAATATTTAAAGTATTTATCCGTGATTGTCGTAATACTGGTACACTCTATCCCACCATTTTGATTCCCACATAGCAAAATCGTCTGGCCAAAGGTCAAACTGTTGATATTGTAGATCTCGTGAACACATAAACACATGTCCTTCACGTATATTGGTGCCAAATACTTCGTTGTGAGCGAGAGCGTAGGCTGTGAGCTGTAAATAGTAGTCTTCAACCCATTCTGCTTTTTTAGGCTTATTAGTTTGTTTAAAGTCCATAATAGCAGGCTGTCCTTTGTATGTTCCAACAAGGTCTGTTGTGCCTGCATATATCTTAGGATGATATAAATTTACTTCACTACCCCATACTTCAACATCTTGCATAACATTATCACGTACTTGCGTTGCCATCTTATGAGCTTGCTGTGCATATGGGTTACTACCCGGACTAGGCCATTCGCCAGTTTCTACATAGTCTTCAAGATATTTGTGCATTCGTGTTCCAACGCTTGCGGCTTCAGTAACAATTTCTTGTGCTTTTGCTTCACCTACACGTTTGCGCCAAGCAATAAGGTGCGATTTATCTTTTGTTTTATCTAATATAGTTGTAACACTCGCGACTGCATTTCCATCTGGACATGCATACAAACGTTTGCCATCAACTTGTTTACGCTTTATTTCTGCGTAGTCAAACTTTTTAATGATTAGTGTCATTGTCGTCTCCAAAACTTTCAAACATACTGTGGTCAGTATAAAAGGGATCGACATTACTAAAGGGATCGTCTTGTGCTTCTACAGTCTTCACTTCAGGTACATAATGCTTAACCATATTCTCGACACCCATTTTTAGTGTCATTGTTGATCCTGCACAACCTGAACATGCTCCGCCTAGTTCTAACAATAGATGTCCATTGTTATAATCTAGAAATTCTATATTTCCGCCATGTCCTGCTACTGCTGGTTTCACATGAGACTCAATTAATTTCTTAATTTCCTCAATAATTACTTCGTTGGTTCTTTCACTCATAAAGATATATTCTCCTAATTGTAGTTATTATACAATATAAAGTTTTGTTTGTCAAGTGGTAATTACAGGTTGTCGCCTAAGTCTGTTGCAGACTTGGCCATGTTGCTTACTGTGTTATCTCCAGCCGCATCTTGTTGCGGTAGATCAGTTTCTGCACTTTTAGTTGCAGGCTCAATGCCTTTTTCACTAAAGTTAGCAACCATTGTTTTGACCCTTGGGTCAGTGTCGTAAGCGGCTTTGAATGTTGAGTAATCAAATTGCTCGCCGCCCACGTTTTGCATAATTTTGTTAAGGTCTAAATTTTTTGCATCAGATCGTATGTCGTTTGGTAAAGGCTTATTAAAGTGTAAAAATACTTTTGCACCTTTTTGATCTGCATCGCCTATGATTTGTCTAAGAACTTGGACTAGTACTGATTCGTCTTCTCGTATTATTACTTCCGACACTCTCATTTTGAGTCCTTAGTTTCTGCTTGATAGAATAGTGCCTAGTCTACGTGAAAGGTTTACTGATTCTCTTTTTGCTCTGCCTGCTTCGTCTGCTCCGCCTGCGGCTGCATCAGCTGTTGCCATTCCGTCATCTTCTTCTGCGTCAACAGTTGGCTCCATAGGTGTTTCTGGCATGTCAGCTTCCATATCGCCTTCCATGTCTGCGCCCATGTCTGCTGGCATTGCTTCACCTTCGCCTGTTAGTTGGGCTACGCCGTTTGTTAATGCAATACGTGTAGTTTCCATCACGCCGTACATTTCTTCTAAAGCTGGTTTCACTGTCATTGTAAATGATTCACTTTGGCTTGCACCAAGTTCATCACGAATAGCATCTGCTAATTCAAGCATTGATTCTGATTGCATTTCTGCTGTGTCTTCCATCCAACCAGTAAGTCTGTCAACCATATCTTTTGCTGCCATTACTAATTCAGCTTTGTCTTCTGCGCCTTCTAGTAGTGTTTTCATATATGCGTTTACAACTTCTGTGCCTTCGTTTTTCTTTTTCTTTGCATCCTTAGCCGCATCAGCGATTGGCTCGTCTGTGTTGCCATCTTTATCTAAATCTGGGCTGTCTGGACGTTTTCCATGATCCTTTGGACCATCTTTATCTTTTTTGTTTTTCTTTTCCATATGTTTCTTCAATCCTGCTGGCATTTCGCCTTCTGATATATCTGCACGTTCACTAATTTCAGCATTTAGAACATCAAGGAAGAGTTTTGATTTCTGGTAGCTTTCATCTGTGTGTACACTGTCAAAACTTTCATTAGTTTCAACATTAAATATCTTCGTTCTTATTTTATTTCTTGTATCTTGAAGCTGTTCAGTTGTAAACTGCTCCAAATTAATTTTTGCACCGAAACGCTTGGCAAGGCTTTCGTTCAGTGATGCTGCTGTTACAGGCTTGTTTATCTCTCTAATATTCATTTTTTCTCTTCCTAAATATTACTGTTACTTTTATTTATGCTTTTTCAATCAAATATGTAGCGATCGAGAGCATACTTTGCTTGTAATGTATGTTCCCTTGCTATTTCATAGCGATTTGATGCTACTTCATACCTAATTGGGTCATTTGTAGTAGATAATGTATGTTTAAAGAACAAAGAGTCATTGTAGTATTTCTCTATAATTCTATCTTTTCTAAGTATATCATCTACACAATTTTTATCTTCAGTTGTTGTTTTTGCTAGAGCTATTGCCGCAGTTTTACTAAAAGTTTCACCTATTCTAGTATTCTCAGCTGTATTATATACCATGTAAGCTCTTTTGTTTTTACGGATCACAGTATTACCAATACGGATACTGTTTCCTTTTTGGTAAGGAATATTTACTCTATCAAGCCCATCATTAATGATTTGCTCTAGATCATTTAGAAGTGTTTTGTTAGCCATTTTGATAAACCAATTGCAACCCGTTATTCTTATCTATTCTACTTAGTAAACTCTTTTTTATTAAATTTTGAATCAGAAATTTTTCTCGTTCGTTGAAATGGTTTATCGGTGTGGGGGTCGTGATTGTCTCATAAACTGCTTGTTCTTCGTTGCTCATGTAAATGGCAAAATCTGATATCAGTTCATTTATTTTCATTATTGCTCTATTGCAACCTCGTCACCTGGTTTTACTTGTGTTGCCGGATTTGGTTTACCACCCGGTTTTGGTTTCTTGTTTAACTTAACTTTTCCTGTACTTGCATCTTTTTGAATCGCCGTAGGATTCTTTTTTAAATCTACAACAGTTTTTGTTCCATCGCCGTTATCAATTTCAGCACTTTGTCCTGGCTTCATTTGTGTTATCTTTGCGGCAGTAATTTCATTTATTTTCATATTTTCTTTCCTCCCGGCTTCCTAGGTTTGTTCAATGTGCGTAACCTAGTTGACGCTGGATTTGTTCGTTTTGTTAACGCTGTCTTAACAGCCATTCTAGCACCTCTTTTGTGCTTAGTTCTTTTTAGGCTGGTGCTCTTGGTAATATTTAGTGGAGCATTACAGCTTGCAGGACTAGCTCTGACTTGTCCTTTTCTAATACCCGAAGTACATCTGTACTTACGTTTATTAGTTCCGTCTTTTCGAGACCAAACTCTTGTAACACCTTCAAGTATTTCATAAGCAAACATACTTACTTCCCTCTATTAAGTGCCTGCACTCTACGACTTGCAGGATTTACTCTTTTTGTTCTCTTGGCCTTACGAACCATTCTTCCGCCTAAACGTGCCTTTGTACGTTTAAGACTGAATCTCTTTTTTAGGTCTGGTGCAGCAAAACATTGTGCCATTTGTGATACAATGCGTCCTTTGCGTATGCCAGCTGTGCAACGATACTTACGGACTACTTTTTGTCCTGACCTTGCCCAAATTTGTTTTTCTTCAAGGCTTTCTCTTTGCGCCTTTTCACGGTCTGCTAATCTAGTTAGTGCCTTGTACATTTCGTCGTTGAGTTCAATACGCATATCATAATCAATTGCCGCTAAGGCATCTACGTATCTTTGTGCTCTAATTAATTTTCTTACTTCTTGTATTGCTTGTTCTGTGCTTAGGTTATCTAGTTCTTTAGCTGGATCGTATGTAGACTGCTGTTGCCAATCTGGAATCCCATCGCCGTTAGCATCTGGCATTGGAGTTGCATTGCCTGGATCATCGCTTTGTTGATCACTTTGATTTGGTTTAAGTGCATCTGGTACTTCACGTGAAGTATCTGTACTATTATCATCAGCTTCTGGCTCTTCTTCTCCTCTACGTATCGCATCCATTAAGAAGCCATCTCTATAACGTTTCAATACATCTACTGTATCTGGAAGTCTAACAATCTCTCCGCTTCTTGGATATTTACTGTTAGTAGGAATTCTGCCATTGTTAAGTCTATCAATTAACCTTGTAATTTCTCCCCTTAAATCAAACATATCACTTCTGCTCATACTGCCTGTAACTTGTGCTTGTACTAACTCTCTTGCATCAGTTGCTGTCATTTCAGTTTGGAAAAACTGGTCTCTATCATTACGCCAAGTGCCGTTGTAGTTTGG